TCAGGCCTCGTCCACGGAGAGCGGGTCGGCGGATTGGCGGGCCGCGCGGGCGCCGGACGGGCTTGCGGCCGTGCGCGGCCATCGCGCCCCGATCAGCCTGGTCCGGGCGATGCGGGCGATGGAGACGGCGTCGGACTGGTTGCCGCCGAGCACGTGAAAGGCGTCCCGATCCTCGCCGGCATAGAACCCGACATGGCCCTGCCAGCCGGTCCGCGACCCGCGCCAGAAAACGAGCACCGCCCCCATCCCGGGTTCGCAGCGCTGGCCAAAGGCGAGCCAGTTGCGCGCGGCCAGCGGATTGGTCGGCAGCGGCTCGTCAGGCAGGCTGGCGGCGATGCAGTGCGCGACGAAGAGGCCGCACCAGGCCGTCGCATCGTGGCGGAAGCCGATGTGGAGTGCCTCCGCCCAGCGCAGGATGCGCGGATTGTCGGCCTTGCCCCGGCCCTCGCGCGTCCCCAGGAGCCGGACCGCCTCCGCGTGCCAGGGCCGCAGCTGCGGGACGAGCGCCGCGGCCGGCAGGCTGGCGCGCTCGGGGAATAGCTTTGCCGCCGTCTTCGGACCGACCAGCCCGTCCGGCACGAGGCCGCAGCTTGCTTGGAAGCTGCGGATCGCGGCGATCGTCAACCGTCCCCGCACGCCGTCGAGCGGACCCGGATCGTGGCCGAGCGCCTTCAGCCGCCGCTGGATGTCCAGTGTCGTCATGCAACTCTCCTGCTGTGCCGAGCGATGATCCGCGCGGGTCGCCCCTTCGGAGTGCTGGTGAGCGCCCTTGCCCAGCGCCACGCGCTACGGGTCGGACCTTTCACCGCCCAGCGGGAACCTGCTCCGGCGCGCGTTGAAACGTGTCTCCAGCGCTCCGCGACGCAGGCCTAATCGGCCGTCCACGCCCCCGTCACTCCGGCGGTGCGCCCTCCGGGCCGAGGCTGGCTCGCAGTCCCGCCCGCCAGGCGGCGATCACCTCCGGGGTCCAGGCGGCGTGAGCAATGGCAACGATGCGCGGGTCCTTTCCGGCCAGATCGTCGCCGGGATGCAGGACGTAGCGGCGGTATCGCGGCGGGTAGCCGGGCTCCGGCTCGCCGTCGCGCAGGATGATCGTCGCCTCGCGGATCTGCAGCGAGCCGTCGGCGGCCACTTCGATGCGGTCGGCGGGTATTGTTCTTTCATGGATCGCCACGGCTTGGTGCTCCTTCACGCCCGGTAGATACCGCCGAACGTCACTTCGATGTCGTTGGTTGAAGGCGGAACCTGGGTGGGGCCGATCGCGGTCTTGCCGCCGCCGGCGATCACGCTCCAGAGCACCGCATAGGACAGCGTATTCGACACCTCGGCCAGCAGGAGGTCGCTGAAGCCGATCTTGGCGACACGCGACAGCGACATGGGCCCGGTGCCGGTTGCGGCGAAGGGAAGCCCGCCAAGCCGGAACACGCCGGCCGCGTCCGAATAGGCGTTGGAATGGAACCTCAGGATGCCGCAGACATAGGCGATGGCGCCCACCTTCACGTAGGTGCCGCTCTGCACAGCATAGGTCGGGACGAAGGTCCCCGGGGTCGAGAACGTCGCGGTCGGCGTCCAGCTTCCCTCTTCGTAATCGTCCAGCGTGTTGGGGTCGGCCGAGGCGTTCATGACGGCGGGAAAGCCGATCTGCCCGCGCGTCGAAAGCCTGCCGGTGCTCCGGTCGACCCTGAGCGCCTCGACCCAGGAGGCGCCGTCCGCCGACACCTTCACCGCGAGGTCGTCGTCGCCGATCAGCCCGACCTCGGCGCGGCCGGAGAAGCCGCGCTGCAGCAAGAGGGACAGCGTATCGGCGGCGCTCTCCTTGTTCAGCGTGTAGCGCAGGTCGCCGTCGCCGCCCTCGGCCACCGTCTTCGCCGTCCACAGCGCCTTGTTGAGCTTCGCCGCGAAGGGGTTCGCCGCGTCGGCGGCGGTGCCGATGCCGAGCAGCGCCAGGTTCTGCAGCTCGGTGATGGCGGCCGCGGTGTCGCTCACCCAAGCCGCCCCGTTGAAGACGAGGAGCACGTTCTCGTCCGCCGCCCAGGCGAGCCAGCCCTCGGCGGGCGCGTGGAAGGCCCAGGCGCCGCCGTCCCAGGCGGCGACCTCGCTCTCGTGCCCGGTCCAGGCGCCCGTCGCCGCCGCCGCGACGATGTAGCGGTCGCCCTCGGCCGGGGCGCCCGGCGGCGCCGCGAGGTCGCGGTCGAGCACGGCGAGCTGCACCAGCGCGTCGAGCGCCCGCAGCGCCTCGTTGACCGTCACGTGCTTCTGGGCCTGCTCCGCCGCAAGCAGCGGCAGCGCGAGCGCCGGGGTCCTAGACATCGACGATTTCCTCCAGCGCGGCGCCGGGCCCGGCGACGACGCTCAGTTGCGAGATCCGAACGACGAACGGCGCCGCGCCGCCGAGATCGGCCGCCTGCTCGGCGGCCAGGTAGCGGAATCCGGGGCTCGTCAGCTCGACCCGCCGGATCAGGACATCGCCGCTCAGGACGTCGAGGCGATAGGCCTCGCGCTCCTCGTTCAGCGGCACCTCGGCAAGCTCCCAGCTGTCCCCGCCAAAGCGCGTCCGCCGGATCCAGGAGAGCACGACATCGCCCGACGCCACCTCGCGCCGGGCCCGCAGATGCACGGGCGCAAACGGCTTCAGGCCATCGCCGGCCGCCGTGAGGTCGATCTCGCGGAAGCTCGGCGCTGCGTGGTCGTCGCGCGCCGGACCGACCCGCAACCGCATGCGCCGCCCAACCGCATCGCGGCTGATCGGCAGCCCGCGGACAGCGCGGTTGAGCAGCACGAACTCGGCACCGCCGAGGGCACCGGCCCGCATGGCCGCTTCCGTCCCGCATTGGCCGCGGAGCAACTTGCTGAGGCGATACTGGCGCGGCCCGATAAGCTCCGCCCTGCCGAACTGCAGCACTTCCCAGCTTCCGTCGGCACTCGCCACCGCCGCGGCGTTCCCGCCGCCCAGGAGATCAATCTCCGGCAGGCTGGCGAGGGCACCGTCGCCGAACAGCGTGACCGTCACGGCATTAGCGCGGTCGAAGCGCCAGAGCGGCCCCGGCCCAAGCGGAGCGTCAAGCCGGCCGAGCGTCGCCGGTGCGGACAGCGTGGCGGCGAGGCGGAACCCGCCGCCGGCGGCGCCGGAATATACCGCCATCGCCCCCGGCCAGGGCGCGGCGAAGACCGCCAGGCGCGGCGCATGGTCCTGCCGTCCATCGGGCGGCGCGAAATCGATCAGCCGCACCTCCGGCGGCCCCCAGCTGCCCGGCGCGGGCGGGGGCCGTCGCGTCACCTTGCGTCGGGCGGGCGCACGCCCTGCATTGTCGATCCGCCGGAGCTCCAGCGCCCGATCACGGCCGTCGCCGATCCGCTCGACGAGCAGCGCCTCCGCGCGCCCGTCTTCCGTCAGGCTCAGGAGGTCGCCCGCCTCGACGCCCAGGGCGCTGGGCGGCAGCCGCAGCTCCGCAACCTCCCGGCCGGTCCAGATGTCGCGCAGCAGCGCGTCAGCCAGGCCCTCCGCCATGCCGAGATCCAGGATCGCGGCGAGCTCGATCGTCGCCGTGCGCCGGCTGTCGCCGGGGAAGCGCCGCACCGCCGCGGCGGCGACCCGGTAGTCGCCGGCGGGGTCGATCGCCCTGAGCACCAGCTCGATGGGCAGCTCGGTTTCCTGCGCGCGCCGGCGGGTGATCAGCGCCTCCTCCGCTTGCTCCACCAGCGCCGCCCGAACAACCGCCGCATCGGCAGGCCGTTGCCGGCCGCGGAACAGGACGCGGTCACCGGCATCGCCGGCATCGATCCGGAACGCCTGCAGGAGCGGCTCCAGCGTGCCGCGCGCCGAGGCGATCTCGTTCACCACCGCGCCGTCGACCAGCCCGTAGGCGTCGCCGATCGCATATTCCGCGAAGCCGTGGTCGTTCAGCACGGCGGCGACCAGGTCGGCGATCGTCACCGCACCGAGCCGGCCGTTCAGCCAGTGCCCGCGCTCCCAGTTCTCGCCATCCGACCAGAAGTCGGTGCGCTCGGGAAAGAGCGGATAGGGGCGCGCATCCCAGGCCCACAGGTGAATGTGAGCGGGATCGAGCATCCGCCCGCCATAGACCGCCGACACCGGATTCCCGCCGGTGAAGCGCGGATGCGCCGGGTCGAAGAAGCGCAGATAGGCTTCCAGGTAGCTGCGCTGCGCGAGATCGTCGCGCGCCCCGCTCGAATAGTGCGGCAGCGCCGAGGCCGCCGATTTCGGGTCAAAGAAGACGTTCGGCTGGTTGGCGCCCCTGTCCACCGCCGGGCAGCCGAGCTCGGTCAGCCAGATCGGCTTGCCTTGCGGCTGCCACGCCGTCGGCGCGGCGTTCTCCACCCCACCCGGCCGGTCATAGTGCAGGTTCGACCACCAAGCCTCCAGGTCTTTGAAGCGATACACCCAGGGCTTGCCATACGCCCCGTCGGCGATCGGCGTGCGCAGCTGCGCTTCCCGGTCGGCGGCGCTGGCGTAGAACCACTCAAAACCCTCGCCGCCACGGATGTTGGCGCGGAGGTAATCCGGGTTGTAGGGCGCGCGCCCGCTCGCCTCGTCCAGGTGGCCGGGCCCGTCGCGCCAGTCGGCAAGCGGATGGTAGAGGTCGATCCCCACGGCATCGACGTTCGGGTCGGCCCACAGCGGGTCGAGGTGGAAGAAGACGTCGCCTGAGCCGTCCGCCGGCTGGTGGCCGAAATACTCGCTCCAATCCGCCGCATAGGTGATCGCCGCCCCCGGCCCGACGACGGCGCGCACATCGCCGGCCAGAGTTCGCAGCTGTGCCACAACCGGATAAGCGCCCGGCCCGGAGCGCAGCGTTGTCAGCCCGCGGAGCTCCGAGCCGAGGAGGAACGCATCGACGCCGCCGGCGAGCGCGGCGAGATGCGCATAGTGCAGCACCATGCGCCGGTAGCGCCATTCCGCCGGGCCGCCATAGCTCACCGTCGAGCCTGCCGCTGTGAAGTCCTCCGGCCCCGCCATGCCGAAGAAGGCCGCCGCGTCCGCGTCGATCGCGACAGTGCCGTCCGGCGAGCCCGCCCGTCCCGGCGAAGGGTCGCAGGTGATCTCGCCGCGCCACGGATAGGCCGGCTGCCCTACGGCGCCGCTATACGGGTTGGGCAGCGTGTTCCCCGGCGGGATGTCCATCAGGACGAAGGGCGCGAGCGCCACCTTCAGCCCGCGGCTCTTCAGGTCGGCGATCGCCCTCAGCACCGAAGCATCGCTCGGCGAGCCGCCATAGGCGGGCCGCTCGCCCGACCGGCTCACCTCCTGCGCCTCATCCCGCGTCAGCCCCGAGACCTGCCACGTCGCCCCGCGCGTGACCTTGGCCGCCTCGTCCACCTTCGGCCGGACGTCGCACTCGGCGGCGCGCAGGTCGTCGCCGAACCAGGCGACCACCAGGGTCACCCATTCGAGGTTCGGGCAGAGCGCCTGCAGCTCGTCGATCGACACCGTCCAGTCGGAGGTCTCGCGCAGCGCATGATTGTTCTCCGGCGCATAGGAGCCCGGTCCGAGCGTGCGGATGACCGGCAGCGGGTCGTAGCCGAACTCGGTCGAGCCGGGGATCACGCAGACCGCCCGCACATGGGCCTCCAGTCCCGGCACCGGGCGGAACACCTCGAACGAGAGCTGCGGGATGCGATTGCCGAAGGCGGCGAGCGGCATCCGTTCAAACACGACATAGGCCGCGCCGCGGTAGGCCGGCGCCGTCCCGCTTTGCTTGGCGGCGATCAGGCTGTCGGGCTCCTGCGCCTCGTCGCCGGGATAGACGCGGAACGTGTAGGCGCCGGCGTCGAGCGGGTTGCCGTCGGCCCACATGCGGCCGATGCGGGCGATCGGCCCCTCGCAGAGCGCCACGGCGAAGTTGGCGAAGTAGCTGTATTCCGTGGTGGTGACGCTTGGGCCGCCCTTGCCGCCCACCTCCTCGGTTTCCTTCACCTCCTCGTAGTCCGTCGCCCAGATTATCTGGCCGGAAAGCCGCGCCTTGCCATAGATGCGCGGGATGACCGCGCCTTCGGTGGAGGCCTGCACCTGCAGCTCGGTCAGCCGCGGCCCCACCACCGCCCTTCGCGGGCCGAACAGGCTCTGGTCGAGCGTGGCGCCGAACACGGCGCCGACAGCACGGCCGAGCACCGCCCCCGGCCCGCCGAACACGGAACCGAGCGCGGCGCCGGCGGCGCCGAGAACAAGCGTGGCCATGGGGCCTCCGCAGGTTTAGTGATGAAGGTTGCACCCGAGCGCGGCGACGCTGGGTTCCTCCCCCCGCAAAGCGGGGGAGGGGGACCGGCGAAGCCGGTGGAGGGGGCGGGTGCCGTGCTCACGCTTGTAGGTGCCCGCCACTATGCTGCTAATGGCCCTGTCCCAAACCACCGGGGGAAGAGCGCACCGCACGGCGCGTCAGCGACTTAACGGATTCAGGCGCGTTCGCCGATCGCCTCGATGCAGTCCGGCGTGTCGTTCTTCACGCTGTTGACGGCGCGGTTGACGGGGTAGGCCCGCATCTCCTCCGCCGGGAACGGCTTCAAGAGCGCCCGGAGCTCGTCGATGGCACTATCGGCCGACAGCCAGCGGTCATAATCCTCCGGCCTCAGAATCACCGGCATGCGATCGTGCACTGCGGCGGCGAGCGGGTTCGGCTCGCCGACGATGATCGCCGCCGAGAGCAGGTCCGCGCCGCCGATCCGCGCGAATTCCCACAGCCCGGCAAAGGCGAACGGCTCCAGGTCGGCGCGGGTGAAGCGGTAGGGCTGCTTGCCGTCGGCCCGCTTCTCCCATTCGAAGAAGCCGGTGGCCGGGATGAGCGCCCGTCGCTTTGCGAAAGCCTCGCGGAACAGCGGCTTCTCGTGCACCGTCTCGCAGCGCGCATTGATGTGCGGCGCCTTCGGCATCTCCCGCATCCACCCCGGCACGAGCCCCCAGCGTGCCATGACGAGCTCGCGCGCCCCGTCGCGCGGATCGACCCGGATGATGGGGATCTGGTCCGTCGGCGCCACATTGTAGCGCGGCGGAAAGTTCGAAGCCGGCAGCCGCGTCGGCCGGAACAACCGCCGATACGCCTCCGCCGCAATCAGGTTATCGTATCGCCCGCACATACATACAAATGCAAGAGAGGATTAACTTCGTTTAACATAGCTTCTACCACGGAGCCGACGTTCAGCACTTGCACTCGTCAGAATGGTCCATCCAGCTGCGACGGTGACTGGCGGTCCCCACTAACGGTAAGCCAAACCCCTCCTTCATGATGCGAAGCGTGCCAGCGATCAGGGATCAGCTGTTCACATGGCGCTGGCGGATCCGCGCAATCCTCTGTCCAAGTGTTGATCGGTGCCTGAGCATTATTGCCCCCGCCGTCCTAGCCGCTCGGCGAGGCCTAGTTGTCCATCGGCCATATAGGCCGCCTACAGTCACTGAGCGTGCGTATGCTCGGCGGACCTCGATCATCAGATTAGCAGCGTGTACTTGAGCCAAGTTACACCGGATTTGATCAGGTGCCCGACCTGAGACGCTGAAGTCACCACCACTAAGTGCGTCGAACAGGTCCGCTAACGCGGAATCCACCTTCACGGTGTCTGTTGGTTTGAACCACTCACTGGTCAGAACTCGAAGGCCCGTCAGACGGCTCTGATAACCGAGTATCCTGGCCTCTAGAAGCTTGATGTCGTCGTAATCCCCGGCCTTGAGCCAATAGCCGGATGAAAGGTCGGCGGCATCGCCAGCGACTTTACAGAAATCGTCACAAATCAGACGAAGCTCGTCTCGCCCGCTCTTGATCCACTGCACGCCGAAGGCGGCGAGCATGCCGAGGAATGCGCTACCCCCAATCTTCAGAAACTCAAGCAAGGTTCAGTGGACAGCCGCCGGAAGGCGCCGCTCCGCTTCCTCGATGTACTGTTTCGCTAAGCGACGATACGTATCAAAATGCGGGTCACTTGCTTCAGTCATCAGCACTCGGGATAGCTCGGACGCTCTGAAGCCATGAACTCGAACAAGGCCTCCAAACGCCTCCTCTAGAAACGATGCTGGATAGCCAGCAACGCCGTCGAGAACGATTACTACTCTGCTATATTTCCCTGGAACCTCCTGCAAGGCGGGCAGCAGGAATTCTTCGCGAAATTCTTGCCCGCTGAAACTGCCGTCGGCCTTATACCGGCCACCGGGATAGGGACTGAATTCGCTCGCGATGTCGATGCGACGTTCGCTCATGCGCTCTTCTCCTAAAGCCAGAGGTCCCACTCGATTAGTGTGCCCGGGAGTACCACCGGCAACTGTCGACCGAGGGGCTTCCTCCCGATTTCATAGGTATACTCTCCGGCTCGGCTAACGATCCGAAGCCGACCGCGCGTGCAGTGGTCTACAACGGATTTGAGCACTTGCAGCCCTTTCCCCCGCTGTTCAAGGCGAGTGGACGAAACAGGCGTACTCATAGCAAGATGGAGCCGAATCCCGTCATAGCTGGAGTCCTCTGGACTCGGCTCCCTCCCTACTAGTCTCATAAGGCCTCGCCTCACCCGGCCATATCCTGCCCAATGGTGGATCGTTCCTGGGATCGATATCCCGTGATCATAGACCACCATCGTGAGCCTTTTATTTTCCTGGTCAACCGCGCCCGTCATCCACCACCGGCTGACGCGCTCGTAATCAAAGTGCGCGTGAGCCGGATAGGCATGGTGCCGCGCATTCTCCGTCGCCTCGACAAGAGCGTCGAAAAGCCTGAGCCTCCTCAGCTTTGTGTCAGCGGCCTCAATAGCTTCTGCATCGACGGACACGATCATTTCAGCAATGAGACTAAGCAGTCGATAAGCCTCCTCATTGCCCACGAGGTCGCCAGTAGAAAACGGCGCGATGCGAATTGTGCCTTGCCGCACGGCGGGATCCCTGATTTGGATCTTAAGAAGCTCGAAGAAGCCTATATCTGCAAGCAGTTCTCGGACCTGTGGACGCCACCTATGGCGATCAATGACTGCTAACGGCCATTCAACCAGACTGCGGACGCGGTCATATTCTGAAGCAAGCACCAGGGCCGCGGCTGGGCCAAAGTATTCAATTGTCGTGAAATCCCGATATGAAGCTATGGTGTTGGACGGTTGTAGGCCGCGCCTCCGTTGCGCCTTGGTCAGTTTCTCAAGAGAAGTATTGAAAACCGCTCTGATGGACGCCAAGGCTGAAGCTGTCTCTTCGTAATTTCGCGACAGCGAGAAAACGGTCGGCATTGGCACCCGTCGGCCGGCCCAACCGCGGCGCGTGCGACCTTCGCGCTCGACCACGATTGGAAGCCAGTTTCCTGCGCCCGGACCGGAGCGCTTTCCTCGTTTATAGCTTCTCGCCACCATTCGGTGGCGATGAATGAGCCACCGCTTCCGTCGGTGAGTGAGCTTCTTCAACCTTAGTGCCTTGAGCGGGGCAGGTCAGCGATCTTACGTAGGCAGCCCGAACCGAGAACGCAAACGCCAGCCGCCTCCCCCACCACGCCCCCATCGCCACCTCGGCCACCGCCGCGCCCTCCTGCGCATGGATCATCCGGCCCGGCCCAGTAAGGATCGCCGCGTGCTTGGCCGGCAGGTGCGGCTTCCAGCGGAACAGCACCACGTCGCCGGCCGCGGCCTCCGCCGGCGCGATTTCGCACAGGTGCCGCCGCAGCCCCTCCGCCAGCGTCTCGCGGCCGGCGGCTTCCGCCCAGTCCGGCGTGTAGGGCGGCAGCGTCTCCGGCGCGCGGCCGGTCACCTCGGCGAAGACGCCGACAATGAGCCCCAGGCAGTCGCAGCCGACCCCCTTCAGCGCCGCCTGGTGCCGGTAGGGCGTGCCGATCCAGCCGCGCGCCGCCGCCAGAATCGCCTCGCGCGTGACCCTCTCCCCTTGTCCTGAGGTGCGAGGCTCTGCCGGGCCTCGAGGGGGCGGGAGAGGGTGGCCCCTGGCGTCAGCCAGGGGTCGGGAGAGGGGTTCGCGCAGGTTGGTCATTCCACCAGCGCTCCCCCGTCCTTTTCCGCGTCCGCCGCGGGATAGGACAGGGCGAAGTCGTTGCCCGGCATGTGCGGGAAGCCGCGGAAGCTGGCGATGTTGGCGAAGCGGTCGCGGCAGGTCGCCAACCGCTTGTCGCAGCCGACCGACACCGTGAACCCCTCGCCGGCCGCGATCGGGTCGAGCCAGGCGTGCCACAGCTCCAGCTGGTCTTCGTCCGCCTCCCGCAGGTGCCGGATCACCTCGCTCTGCCGGCCGGCATTGGCGCCGGCGGTGAAGGTCAGCGTGCCGCCGTCGAAGAAGCCGCTCGGCCGCTCGCCCGGCAGCGCCGCGCTGATCCGCCGGCCGGCGGCCGCGAGCACCGTCGCCTCCGCCGTCCATTCCGCGCTGGCGAGGTTCACCCGGCAGCGGCTGTCGCCCAGATCGGCGTCGCAGGTGGCGCGGAAGATGCGGCCGCGCTCCTGGTCGAGCTCATGCGCCAGGCTGCGGATTTCCGCCGTGAAGCTCACGCCGTCGCGGCGCACCTCGCCGATCGAGCCGACGCGCATCAGGTGCCGCTCCGCCGGCGCCGCCCAGTTCACCAGCCAGGTCTCCACCCGCGCATTGTCGTAGAGCCCGGCCTGCAGGTCGCGCTCGCTGATCCGCTCGGAGCGAAGCGCCCCGGTCACCTCCAGCCCGCCCACCTTCAGCCCGGCATGCGCGACGGCGTCGCTCGCATCGAGCCCGCTCGCCGGCGCGTGCACCACGCCGTCGAACTCGATCGGCCGATCGTGGTCGGTGAAGCCGAGCACGACCCCGTCGCGGCGCCTTACCCGCCAGCAGCTGCACAGGCTGGTCACGCCGCCCGCCAGATGCGCGGCAAGCGCGGAGGAAAAGCTCTTCATGGCGTTCGTCTCAACAGGATGACGCGAGTGGCGAATGGCGAATGGCGAATGGCGGGACGTTGAGTGGCGGACGCGCGAGCGGCCCCGACCCTATTCGACACTCGCCACTCGCTATTCGCCATTCGCCGCCTACGGCCGAATCTCCACCACCGGCACGTTCGGCGCCTCGCCGGCCTCGAAGGCGGCGAGGTTGATGTCGAGCCGGTCCGTATCGAAGCGCACCGGCACGTCGAACAGGAAGCCGGCCGTCACCGCCGCCCTATCCGGCGGAATGTGCCCGGGCAGGAACGTCACGCTCCCCGTCGCCGCATCCACGCTGAAATCCACCCCCGCCGTCCCCTCGACGCCGGCGACAGCCACCCGCACGCTCTCCGCCACCGGCTTGGCGATGGCCCGCTCGTAAGGCGCAAACGCCCCGCCATAGCTCTTCACCAGCTGGAAGGCCGCGCGCACGCCGTCGCCCGTCCCGATCGCCTGGTCGGCGGCGCTCGGCGTCTCGTCCGGCCGGCAGGATTTCCAATCCGCCCGGTCGCGCCAACGAAAGCCGTAGAGCCGCCCTCGGCGCTCCTCGAAGAACGCCAGCAGCGCGTGCAGGTCGCCGAGCGAGCGCACGCCCGTGCCGGCATCGTAGCGGCGGCGCGAATCCGCCCAGCGCTGGTTGCGCTCCTCGTGCCCGGAGGCGAGCAGCACGACGTCGGTGCGCCGCTCCGGCCCGCCGGTCGCGCCGAAGCCGATCGCCAGCGGAAACCGCACCTCATGGAAGCCCGGCATGATGCTCTCCCTGAGCAAGTGGCGAGTGGCGAATGGCGAGTGGCGCGGCTGCTATCGGCACGCTGGACGAATGTCGGGACGGCCGGACAGCGCGGAACCAGTGGACTCCACCCCTATTCGCCATTCGCTATTCGCCACTCGCCACTTCCCTCACATCCCCCGCTGCCCGCGCGCCACGGTGCGAGCCAGCATCGCGGTGAGCTCCGCCTCGGCGCGGCGGAAGCTGTCGGCGTCACGCGCCGTCACATTGAACGTCACGCTCGGCCCGCCCCGCCCGCCGGCCGAGCGCACGCCCATGGCCCCGTCCGGTCCGCGGGCGAGCGGCAGCGCCGCTTCCGGCCCGGCCGCACCCGTCAGGCCGAGCCCTGCCCGCCTCGGCAAGCAGCGCGGGCTCGCGACCACCCCGCCTTCCGCCAGGGGCGTCACGCCGGGGCCCAACACGCCGCCCCTGGCGAGCCGCGGCCCGCTGAGGAGCCGGCCGAGCACGCCGGCAAGCGTCCCGCTGATGCCGCTGCCGATCGGCGCCAGGGCCGCGCTGAGCGCCTGCCCCGAGAGGCTGAGCGCCAGCGAGCGGAGCACGTCCTCCAGCCGCATGCCCTCCACCACGGACCGCCTGAAGGCCGTGGTCATCGCCCGGCCGAAGCCGTCCGCCAGCCCGTTCAGGTCGCGCAGCGCCGCTGCGAGCGGCGCCGCCGACGCGGCGATATCGTCCGGGTCGTCAGCCATGTCCATCTCCACGGTCGGGGAAGCAGCGCATCAGCTCCGCCAGGCGGTTGCGGCCGAAGCCGGGCGGGGGCTGCGGATGGAGCCCGCGCAGCGCCGCGGCGAGTTCGCGCGGCGTCATCGCCCAGAACGCCGCCGGCGGCAGCTTCAGCACGCCCAGCCCGAGCGCCATCAGCGCGTCCCAGGCGAGCGGCTCGCCGCCGCCGGCGCGGGAGGGTTTGCGCCCTCTCCCGCCTCCCCTGCCCCGAACGTCACCTGCAGCAGCTCCACCGCGATCCGCGCAAAGCCGGCCGCGCCGCCCTCGGCCCGCATCGCCGCGACCTCGGCATCGCTCACCGCCTCGCCGGCGCCACGCAGCCCCGCCCCGATGATGCGGGTGATGTCGCGCGCGGCGAGGTTGCCTGTCTCGAAGCGCGCCGCCAGCGCCAGCAGGTCCTCCGCCCCGAACGCCGCCTCCAGCTCGGCCAGCGCGCCGAGCGTCAGGCAGAGCGTCCGCGCGCGCCCGTCGAGCACGGCCGCCACTTCGCCGCGGTGCCGGTTCGTCATGGCAGCGCCGCGAAGGCCAGTGCCCCGGCCGATTCCAGCGCGATCTCGTAGCCGACCTCGCCGTCATGCTCGCCGGCATATTCGAGGCCCGTCACCTGGAAGGGCCCGCTGATCGTGCCGAAGTCGGGCACGACGATCTGCCAGGTACGGATCGCCCCGTCGAAGAACAGCTCGCGCACGCTGGCATCCGAGCCGGCATCCTTGAAGATGCCGGAGCCGGCGATCCCCGCCCGCCGCACGCCGGCGCCGGCCAGGAGCTCGCGCCAGCGCCCGGCGCTGTCGGCATTGGTCACGTCCACCGTCTCGGCATTGAAGGCGATGCGCCGCGAGCGCATGCCGGCCACCGTCTCGAACGTGCCGTCCTGCTCGAAGTCCAGCTTCAAGAGCAGGTCCTTGCCCTTTTGCGCACCCATCCGGTTCTCCATCCATGTTCATGAGCTCGGCGCGGCTCCCCTCCCCCTTGTGGGCTGGGGATGGGGCAGCGCCGACCTGCCCTCCATGCGTTATGCCCGCTCCAGCACCGCCCGGAACCGCGCCACGGCGCGCCTCCCGTCCGGCTTGTCCGCCCGCGCCGTCTCCGTCGCCACGTGCCGCAGATTCACTACCCGCCAGCCCGCCACGGCGAGCTCCGCTCCGTGCAGCACCTCCTGCACGCGCCCGGCGATGCGCAGCGCCTCGCGGCGCCCCGCCTCCCGCGACCACGCCACCACGGCAAAGCGCACCTCCGCGCCGGCCTCCGTGCCGGTCGACCAGTCGCGCGCCGTGACCTCGCCGAGATGCAGGTAAGGCGCGGCCGCGTTCCGCGGGGCCCCGTCGAACACGTTCCCCGCCCCGATCAGCGCCGTCAGCCCGGCATCGCCGGCGAGCGCCGCGAACACCGCCTCCTGCAGCGCCAAAGCCGCGCCGCTCACGGCCGTGCCTCCTCTTCCGCGAGACAGATAAGATAGCGGCCGTCCTCCTCGGGATCGGTCACCGCCAGGATCAGAAAGGCCCGCGCGCCGAGCCGGAAGCGGTCGCCGGGCCGCACGTCGCTGCGATGCCGCAAGATGATCTCGTGCAGCGTCAGGTCGGCAATACCCTCGCCGACGCCGCGCTCCTCCGGTCGTACCGGCACCAGCTCCGCGGCAACAATCCCGACGCCGGTCCAGGTCGAAGTCCGCCCGCCCGCCCCGTCCGGCGCGGCAACCGCATGCTCCAGCGTCATCCTGAGCCGCAGCCGCCCTGGCGCGCTCGCCGCCGCCCGGCTCAGCATAGGGCCAGCCTCCGGTAGGGCGCGACCAGCGCGCGGTAGCCGAGCGGCGTCGGGCCGGCCCCTTCGCCCTCCATTGCCGCGGCGCGGTGCTCGAACCAGTGGGTGACGAGGAGCCGGATCGCTTGCCGCAGCGGCTGCGGCACATCCAGGCCCGAGGCGCCGTAGCCGGCGGTGAAGTCGATCTCGAACCGCTCCGCCGCGAGCGGCCGGCCGACGAGCCGCACCGTGCCGTCCGGCAGCCGCAGCTCATAATCGGCGGGCGGCAGCACAGTCGCCGATCCAGCGCCGTCGATGGCCCGCACGGCTTCCACCGAGAGCACCGGCCGCAGCGGCAAGAGCACGCCTTCCCTTGGCCAGAAGTCGAACAGCGCGCGCCACTTCTGCGCAATCAGTGCGGCGCGGATCTCCGTTTCGACGGTCACCCGCGCGGCGGCGAGCATCGCCGCGAGCAGGTCGTCCTCCGCCGCGCCGTCGAGCCGCAGATGCGCCTTGGCCTCGGCGAGCAGCACCGGCTCAACCGCCGGGCCTTCCAAGAGGATGCGTTGCATGGTGACGATCTCCGGTCATCGGCAATCGGCAATCGGCAATCGGCAGTAGGCAGTCGGAAGGTAGGCAGGGCTTCGACCGCCAACCTGGCGGCCGTCGATTGTCATCCGACTGCCGATTGCCGATTGCCGATTGCCGGTTGAGAAGCGCCCCGCCGCCGCGGGCGAACCCACGGCGACGGAGCATCCGGCACGGCCTGGGGAGGAGCGGGGGCGGGCCGTGCCGAAGGGACGAGCGGCAGATCGACAATCGGCAGATCGGCAAACGAGAGTCCGACTGCCGATTGCCCATTGCCGACCGCCGTGAGCTTCAGCTGACCCCGAACTTCACGAACTTGATCGCGTCGAAGTCCGCCACGCCGCCGCCGACGCGCTTGGTCGTGTAGAAGAGCACGTAGGGCTTGGCCGTGTAGGGATCGCGCAGCACCCGCACGCCGGTGCGGTCGACGATCAGGTAGCCGCGGGAGAAGTCGCCGAAGGCGATCGCCAGCGTGTTCGCGCCGATATCCGGCATGTCTTCCACGTCGACGACGGGGAAGTTCATCAGCGTCGCCCGCGCCTGCGCGGTGGCCGGCGGCGCCCAGATGTAGTTGCCGTCGGCGTCCTTCAGCTTGCGGATCGCCGCCTGCGTGCGCCGGTTCATGACGAAATGCGCGTTCTGCCGGTAGCCGGCCTTCAGCGCATAGACGAGGTCGACCAGCACGTCGGACTCGTCCGCCGCCGCAAACCCGCCGGACACGCCGGTAGCGACATAGCCGAGATTGCCCCAGCTCCAGGCGCTCTCGGCCACCGCGGTGTATGCGGTGAAGCCCTTCGGCTTCTTGATCCCGTCGCCCTTGACGAAGGCCGCGGTCTCCTGCTCGGCGAAGGCCATTTCCACCTCGCCGGCGATCCAGCGGTCGAGATCGACCGCGGCGTCGTCGAGCAAAGTCGTGGTCGCCGCCGGCATCGCGTAGATCTCCGCCACCGGGAACTCCAGCTCGGCAAGCGCCGGCGTATCGGTTTCCGGCCGGGCATCCGTCTCGCCCACCCAACCGGTCGCGAAACCCGCCGTGGCGAAGGGTTTCTTGTAGATGCTGGACGATACCGTGCGCACCCCGGCAATGGCGCGGATCGGCGAGACCGCGGTGAGCCGCCGGCCGATCTCGGCCTCCGTCTCCTCCGGCACGAGATAGCCGCCGTCGGCGTCAACGCCGGCGACCATGGCCTTCTCCTCCAGCCGTTTCAGCCCGCTCATCTCGCCGGTCCGCACGTAGCGCTCGAAGGCCGCCTTGTGCTCGCTCGGCTCCGCCGCGCCGCGCCCGGCGCCGAAGCCGAGCTCCGGCCGGCGGCCCTTGACCAGCAGCCGGTCCAGCGTGCGCTTCTGCGCCTCGAGCGCCTCGTTCAGGCGCGTCACCTTCTCCTCGGTGACGACGTCCGCGGAAAGCTTCCGCTCGATCTCCTCCAGCCGCTCGTCATTCGCCGCCCGGAAGGCGCCGAAGGCGCTCATGAAGTCGTCGAACGCGTCCTTCAGCTCGCGCGGATTCTCCCCGGCCCCCTTCGTCTCGGGGGCGGGCTGCAATGCCATGTCCATCAATGTTCTCCTTCGGATCAGATCAGCACGTCATTCCTCTCCCGGGCCGGGAGAGCCCGACTGGCGGAACGCGAGCGGGTGAGGGTCCTGCGAGCAGCGAATGGCGAGTGGCGAATGGCCAGTGGCGAGTGGCCTGCCAGAACCCGCGCTTAACCTCCCACTTGAGGGGAGGTCGAGAGCGGCTTCAGCCGCTCCGGGAGGGGGGCGGACGCGGGCCGCTGCTTTGGCGCGCCAAACATCAGCGCCACCTGTCCCCATTCGCTACTCGCCACTCGCTATTCGCATCCCTCGCGCCGCCAACCGCATTGCCTCTGCCAGCCCCGCCACCCCCTTCACGGCGCTCACCCGCGCCGTCGGCAGCATCGGGAAGGTCACGACGGAGATCTCCCAGAGATCCACCTCCAGGAGGTGCCGAACTCCGGTCTTCGCATCAGTGCGCCCGCGCACCGTCCGGAAGCCGATCGACAGCCCGTCGATAGCCCCGGCGCGCATCAGCGCCAGCACCTCGCGGGCCCGCGCCACCTCCGTCGTCAGCCGGCCGCGCACGAAGAGCCCGCGCCCGTCCTCGCGGATCTCGCGCCAGACGCCGATCGGCGCCGCCGGATCGTGCTGGAACAGCATGCGGATTCCGGCCGGCCGGCGCGTCCTGATCGATTTGGCGAAGGCGCCCGGCACGACCACGTCGCGCGACAGATCGGCCTCGCCGAACAGGCTGGCATAGCCGGCAAACCCGCCATCCGCTTCGACATCGGTGATCGCCGCCTCGGCAAACTTGGTCTCCCGCCGGCTCGGGAACCCTCCCCCCTTGCGGGGGAGGGCAGGGAGGGGAGACCGATCCCGGGCGCCGCTCATCGCACCACCCTCAGCCGCGGCCGGCGCTGCGCCTGCGCCAGGTGGTCGGCGACAACGAACACCATGAGCACCGCAAACTCGGCAAACACGGCGCGATGCCGCTCCGGCCCACGCCGCAGCGATAGGAAGAACTCGATCATGGTTCAGCTCGCTTGATTGATGGGGGCGAATGGCGAATGGCGAGTAGCGAATGGCGGGGCTTGCATTCCCGCTCGCCACTCGCCATTCGCCATTCGCCCTCAGGAATGGTCCCGGAACAGCCGGTTCAGCCGCGCAATCTCCGAGACGAAGTCATTGAAGCGCCGGTTCGACAGCGCCAGTTCCTTCAGCGCCCAGACCAGCAGCCCGGAGGCCCCGCTCGCCCACAGGAACAGCGCCAGATGCGCCAGGTCGCCGCGCTCGGCAAATTGGTTCGCGACGTCGGGCATCGGTCACTCGAATGCTTGATCATCCCGTGCGGACTCGGGCCGGGATCCCCTATGGCCGTTTCCGCGAAAATGGTCATAGCGCGGCCGAGCCGCCCACCCTACGGCCCCTCTGGAGGCCATCAGTTCTCACGCGCTATGTGGGTTCAAGTTGCAGCTCATCGAGCGACCGCTCTATCGGGCGGGCCCAGCCCTCTTTCCCTGAGCTTTTGCGTCCCACCTCTGTCTATGACTGGTTATAGACGCTCCTTCGGACTCACGTCTATAACCGACCCGCGACGACTCACCCCTCCCCCACCCCATAACCCACGGCCTGCCGCTTCTCGTCCGGCGTCAGGAAATCCGCCTCGTTGACGCGCCGCCACAGCGCCTCGCGCTCGGCGGTGAGCGCCTCGATCGCGTCGAGGTCGAAGCCCAGCCTGAGCGCGCCCTCCCCCCAGGCCGGCGCCAGCCAGCCGGCGAGCGCCCCGGCGGTGCGGCCGACCAGCGGCAGCACGGTGGTGCGCCAGAACGCCAGGTTGGCTTCCTTGTAGTTGGAATAGGTGTTGTCGCCGGGGATGCCGAGCAGCATCGGCGGCACGCCGAAGGCGAGCGCGATCTCCCGCGCCGCGCCGTTCTTCGCCTCCATGAAGTCCATGTCGTGCGGCGAGAAGCTCATCGCCTGCCAGGCAAGCCCGCCTTCCAGAAGCAGCGGCCGGCCGGCATTGCCCGGCCCGGCGAAATTGGCGCCGAGCTCGGCCCTCAGCCGCTCGAACTGCTCCTCCGACAGCCCGTTCTCGCCCTTGTAGACCAGCGCACCGGAGGGGCGCGCCGCATTGTCGAGCAGCGCCTTGTTCCAGTTCGCCGCGGCATTGTGCAGATCGAGGCTTGCCGCCGCCGCCTCCAGCGGCGCGAAGCCGTAATGGTCGTCCAGCGGGTGGAAGGCGCGCAGATGCAGGATCGGCGGCAGCGGCTCGCCCTCCTGAACGAAGCGCACCGTCCGCCCGTTGGCGGTGTAATCGTAGGCCGCCGGCCAGCCGGAAGCGTCGGGCACCACGCTCATCCGGTCCGGCCTGAGCGAATGCAGCTCGCGGACCGCGCCGTCCACCGCGACGGCCTCGAGATAGGCATTCCCGGCCAGCAGCAGGTGGCCGTAGACCGCCTCCATCAGCTCGGCGCCGCTCTGCCCCGGATTGGGCCGCGCCAAGAGCTGCAGCAGCGGGTGGTCGTCGAGCTCCGCGCCGCCCTCGAAGACCAGCCACGGCACCGACGCCGCGGCTTCGGCGACGAGCCGCACCGCCCGGTAGACGACCGGGTTCCGGAGATAGCCGGCGCGCGTCAGCGCGGCGGACTGCCGCGCCGTCCACACCGGCCGCCCGGCGGCGTGCAACGCGACGACCGCCCCGGTCCGCGAGGCTTTCGCCTCGCCGGGCGCCGTAGCCTCGACAGCCGCGGGGGCGCGCCCTGCACCGCCTCTGATCCAGCTCAGCATGAGCACTCCTCCACAGGCTCGTCTTCGCGCCTATGCACAGCCTGCATGGCAGGGTCGCGCGACCCCCCTTGTTGCAGCGCAGCAAGCGCCCTATCTAGGGGGTGCCCTCATTGGGCGTTTCCTCCCTAGACTTGGGCCGCCGGCACCCGCCGCGCGGCCCCTTTTTTTGGCGAGTGGGGAGTGGCGCACAGCGGATGGTTAAGCCCCATTCGCCACTCGCCACTTGCCATTCGCTATCCCCCCAATCCCCTGATCCGCGGCCGCCCCGCCCTCCCCAACATCAGCGCCGAGAGCGCCCAGACCAGCGCGTCGAGCCGGTCCGGCGAGCCGCCGCCGGAAAGCCCGCCGAGGCCGAAGTCGCACATCTCGTCTTCGAGCGCCGGGAAGCCGCCGACATGGCGCACCCTGCCCTGCTCGTAGAGCGCGGCGACGGGCTCGGCGCGCAGCCACTTGCCGCGGTTGGCCCGCACCGTCTCCACGGCCACGCGCGCATCGGCCTGGCGGATCACCGCCGCCACCATGTCGCCGCCCTGGTTCACCTCCGCGACGATGCGGTCAGCCTTGAGCCGGTGGTAGAGGTCGACCGCGCGCCGCGCCCAGCCGGCCGGCGACAGCCGCCCGGCGCTAGCGTCCGCGAGCACATAGCCGAGCCCGTCGCGCCCCAGCCCCGCCGCGACGATCCCGCACTGATCCGCCCTGCGTCCCGCGGAAGCCGGCGGGTCCACCGCCACCACGACCCGGCTGAGCTCCGGCGCCGCCGCCACGCGGCACGCCTCCAGCGCCTCGCGCCGCCACAGGGCGTCGTCGCGGTCCTCGATCAGCTCGCCGGAGAGCTCCTGCCGCCCGAGCCGCGTCCCGCCGTAGCGCGCCACGACGTTGTGCAGGTAGCCGGCCGCCAGATGCACCTCATTCGCCGCCGAGCCCGCCCGCGTCAGCGCCGTCGCCGGGTCGGCGAGGAGTCGCTTCAGCAGGCCGATCGGCCGCGGCGTCGTCGTCACCATCTGCCGCGGCCGCGTCCCCAGCCGCAGCCCGAACTGCAGGTTGTCCCAGGTCGCCTCGGCGTGCCGCCACTTGGCCAGCTCGTCGCACCAGGCGGCGGCGAATTGCGGCCCGCGCAGCCGGTCCGGATCCTCCGCCGAGAAGGCCTGCGCCACCGCGCCGTTCGTCCATTCGACGCGCCGGCGGATGCCGCTCCAGGTCGGCCGGTCGCCGGGATAGCTGAGCGCCAAGAGCCCGGAGACGCCCTCCACCATGATGTCGCGCACGTCGTCGAGCGTCTCGCCGACCAGCGCGATGCGCCCCAGTTTCTCCGCCGCGAACGGCGGCTCCCCGAGCACCAGGCCCTTCACCCATTCCGCCCCGGCGCGCGTCTTGCCGGCGCCGCGCCCGCCCAGGAGGAGCCAGGTGGTCCAGTCGCCTGGCGGCGGCATCTGGTCGTCGCGCGCCGCGCTGTTCACCCAGTCGGCATGCCCCGCCTCGACCACCGCATCGGGCGCCGCGTCGATCGCTTTGTCGATCTCATTCAAGTCCCAGTTCACGGCGAATGCGCAGAACGCGCTTCTTGAGATCAGCGCGCTTGCGAGCGAGATCGGCGGCTCGGGCGGCGAGATCGTCGGCCCCTGTTCGATCGGCTCCGTCATGGTGCTTGGCCTCGCGGGCTTGTCCGCCCGTCTTCGTTGTCTTGCTCTTCGGCGTCCGCGTGGCGCGCATGGCCGTCTCCTGGGCGCGGCAGAGTCCCGCCAGCAGCCGCGCCGTGTCCGCGTTGAAGCCCTCGTCGGCAATCCGCGCCTGCAGCTTGTCGATGCTGTCGCCGATCAGCCAGGCAATCCGGCGATGCAGCGTGCGCAGCGTCGGCAGCCGTTCCGCCACGGGAAACAGCCGCCGGCGCACCTGCCACCCCTCCGCCTCGCGGCGCACCCGCATCTCCCATTCGGAGATGCCGAAGCGCGCCCGGATCGCCTTAACCGGCTCGCCTCCGTCCTCATAAGCCGCACGCACGGCGGCCCAATCGATCTTCCGCGATGCGGCCATATCCGTCCTGCTAAACTGTATCCGGCGCTCCGATCCCGCACCGCTCCTTGGCCGGAGCGGGACAACAGTCTCCGGTTGCGGCGACGCAGGTTTCCAACCTCCCCCTCGCGGGGAGGTCGAGAGCGGCGGCAGCCGCTCCGGGCGGGGGGACCCGGCGCCAGCACATCTGGCGAGCGTGAACGCCGGCGGCCCCCTTCTCCCCCAGCCCAGCGGGAGAAGGTGCCCCTTTCGCCTCGCGAAAGCGGCGGATGAGGGGGCCACGCTCGGCCTCGGATCGACCGGACCCCTTCCTCTCCCCCGCGGGGAGAGGCGACTCGGGCGAAGCCCGAGCGGGTGAGGGCCGGCGCGCCCAAGCCCAGCCGGCCGCGCCCCGTCGGCAAGGGATGTCGGATCAAGCTCGGCTGAAACCGGAGCGAAGCGTCCGAAGCGCAAATCGTCGACCGTGCCTGAACCCTACAGGATCAGCGCACGCCCGTCAAGGCCTTTATTCCTATTCAAGGCACGGGCACCCTCCTCCCCCCTCCCCCGCGGCCAGAGGCCGACTCGGGCAGAGCCCGAGCGGGTGAGGGCCGGCGCGCCCAAGCCCAGCCGGCCGCGCCCCGTCGGCAAGGGATGTCGGATCAAGCTCGGCTGAAACCGGAGCGAAGCGTCCGAAGCGCAAATCGTCGACCGTGCCTGAACCCTACAGGATCAGCGCACGCCCGTCAAGGTCTTTATTCCTAATCGGAAACGGCGGCGGGTACCCTCCTCTCCCCTCGGGGAGAGGCCGACTCGGGCAGCGCCCGAGCGGGTGCGGGCCGGCACCCCACGATCTCACCAGGCCCAGGTCGGCGCCATCCCCCCGACAAGCACACGCTAGCCCGAACCAACCGCGACGCAGCCTTCAGCCGAATCCCGCCCCGGAGCGCAGCTACCCCGCTCAAAGCCACTGATTGAACTCGATCAGATTGCCGGAATTATCCCGGATCCAAAAGTTCCGGACGCCAGCCGGCTGCACCGTCATCACCTCGTGAACGAACTCGACCCCTTTCGCCCGCAGCGCCTCGGCAAGGCGACGATGTCGTCGACCAGCAGCCGGACATGCTTGGCGCCTTGCGTCCGCAGCGCTGAGCTGACGAAACCCCGCACGCTTAGGCAGCTTGCGCGTAAGCTCCAAGGAATCGAAAGTCTCAGGCCGGCCCCCCTGAGCGCTCCACATACTCGGTGTACTTTGGGACGCCCGGCAATCTTGGAAGCTGAAGATAGGCCTGATTAGCCATGACTCCGAAGAGGTCGTCAAATCTCGGCCAGATAACTGCCGCTGCACATTGAATCGCGATTTGCTTCAACTTCTTCTCATCCCGAGTGTCTGTCTTGAATGCGAAGATGTAAGAGGCATTCAACTCCACTACGGTCTTTTCTCCATGGTCTTTGGAGACACTGACATCGCAACTCGCAGCGACTATATCGTCATTGCTAGTCAACGAATGTACGGCTAGGCTGTACATGTTATTGTATTGCTCAGATGCCAGGCTTTGTCCATCGCTTGACACGTCACCCTCTTGTGTTTGATTGAATTCTACCCTCGCCAAGAAGGAGAAATGCGGTTCCCAAGCTGGAAGCCGCGGCAAGCGGCGTCTCTTCGGCGTTTCATTCGTTTTTGGCATTTACTTGCCACCGGCTAGCGTCTCGATCCCGATGCTGCTCAATCCTGAGCAAGTCATTGCGAGCCAAGTTTCGAGCCGGACGGGCACTGATCGTATCGGGAGCCTGAGTTGCCGGAGCCATCTGCGGTGCAATTCGCGATGCAATCAACGCAACCGCAGCCGCGTCGAACACGGGCTTTTGCGAACCCTTGCGCTCAAGACATTCCTCTACCGCCCGAGCTACCCACCCATTAAGGGTTAGACCTTGCTCGATTGCTGCCATTGCCGCCCGCCGATGAAGCGCCGGGGACACTCGCACGTTGAAGCTACCTCGAAACGGCCGGGCGGGATCCTTCCCAATTCGTTTGCAGGCGTCGATATAACCGTCGACCAGTTCTTCAAACGTTCGCTGAACCTCAGACGCCCGCTCGCACTCCGCCGCAACGAAGTCATCTATATGCAAAACCTGAATCAGCAGAGAGCCGTCCTCGTAGGTAACTGCGCCCTGGTAACCTTTGTGCCTCAAGGCCGTCATATTGCACCGCCATCAATCAGGTCTTTACGCAACCGTTTGACCATGGCCGCCTTCATCTCGGCCGTGTGCGGCTTGTGAAGGTAAATCACGTGGTTGGTGTGTCGGTTGTGGTAGGTTCGAGAGCTCCCGCCGGTATCGTCGACACGCTCATAGCCAAGTCCACCGATCATCGTTTCGAACTCAGACCAAGGGAAGGGCCCGGAGCAGTTTCGGAACTTTTGGACGAGCTTTCCGTGCCTGCTCACGACCTCGACTACCTTAATATGTGCGCTTGCGCTTCAGTAGCAACTGGATTTTGGTTGCAGCGCTACCGAGCATGAAGCCCAAAATGGCGGCACTAGGTATCGTGCAAAGTTGTGCCTCCTGCAACTAAGGGCCGCGCAGCCAAGAGGTTTCGGCTCTGACTTCACCCGCCCGGGGCGGGGCGGCTTGATCCCGAGTTCACAATCCCGCTCCCGCGTGCCCGATCGGGCGCTGTGGCTACAACTCACTCGCGGTAAAGCTACCGTCCGCCCGACTGTTGCCCAGATCACACAAATCCGAACTGTCACGCCCTCCGCCCACCTGATTGCGAAGTGCACAAATGCAACATGCGACCGAGCTTTGCCGACGTATGTTGTCGACTGTGCCCGGAGCCTAGCGAATCAGCGGACGCGTATCAACGACTATATTCCTACCGCACGCCGGACGGGCTCCCGCCGGCTCCACGGATCGCGAGCGCCCGGATCGCGCCTTTCACCCCAGCGAGGGCTGGGTTATCCGTCGCCGCCGTAATCGTGCCCGGGCGCATTCAGCGCCGCCCCGCCTCCACCGGCCCGGACCGATCCGGCTTGGCCGGGACCGGCCCCCGTCGCGCCCGGTCGCGCTAGTTGACCACGATCACGAACGCATGGTCGCTGTCGACGAATCCCGCCGGAATCGGACCGTTCTCGACCCGGAAATCGCTGGTGCTGACCTCGATCGTGTTCAACGGGCAGCGGGTCGGCTGGATGTGATAGGTGACGATGACGTCGTTCGGGCCGTTGTTGGCCGCGTTCTCGGTCGGGGTCAGGATGGGGAAGATGAAGTTGAGATTGAGATCGGCGCTTCGTCTCGGCTTGATGCAGTAGACTCCCCGGAAGGCCAGGTTGGCCGGCCGGGTCACCTGGGCGACGCCGCGCGACCTGACGATCGTGCCGTTGGCGTCGATGATCGCCTCAAGTCGCGCATCTGCCGCCTGGGCCTCGCCGGCGAGCGCCAGGAGGATCGTGCCGCAAACAAGTGCTCTTCTGGTCTTCCACATTGTATCGCCCCCCTATTCAGGCGCGGGACATCACACCCGAGAATAGCTCGCTTGGGAAGCCCTCTTCTTCTCGCGCTCGCCTTCTCTTTTGTGCGGCGGCAAAGAGGGCCGGCTGAACGGCCTGCCTCGTTTCTTTCGTCCGGGCTCAACTTGCCCTTATCTCCCCCGCCCGGCCGAGCAGAAACCGCCGCACGGCATCGTCCGGCGGCAGCAGCCCGGCGCGGCCGACCATCACCTTGGCCTGCGCCAGCGCCTGGCTGTAGGCGGCCCGGCTTGCCCAGAACGCCTCCTTGTCCGCCGCCTCGCGCTTGGCGAAGCCGTCCTGCCCCTCGAAGATCAGAACAGCGTATTGCATGGCGTGCCCCTTCTCCGTGGCGATGATGACGGACGGCGATCCCGTCCACCAGCATGAGCCGCGAGCACGGCCGAGTTCGACAGCGGGGCGGGCGAGCCGTCAGTTGTTCGCCGTCCGCAGCACCGTCCGTCCAGCATAGCGCGCCGCCGGGCCAAGCTCCTCCTCGATGCGCAGCAGCTGGTTGTATTTCGCCGTGCGGTCGGAGCGGGCGAGCGAGCCGGTCTTGATCTGCCCGCAATTGGTCGCCACGGCGAGATCAGCGATCGTGGCGTCCTCCGTCTCCCCGGAGCGGTGCGACATCACGGCGCGGTAGCCCGCCTTGTGCGCGGTCTCCACCGCGTCGAGCGTTTCCGTCAGCGTGCCGATCTGGTTGACCTTGACCAGGATGGCATTCGCGACGCCTCGGGTAATCCCGTCGCGCAGCCTTTTGGAGTTGGTGACGAAGAGGTCGTCGCCCACCAGCTGGCAGCGCCCCCCGACCGCGTCGGTCAGCGCCTTCCAGCCCTCCCAGTCGTCCTCCGCCATGCCGTCTTCGATCGAGACGATGGGGTAGCGCCCGGCAAGCTCGGCGAGGTAGCGGGCCATCTCGTCCGAGCCGAGCACCCGCCCCTCGCCGGCGAGGTCGTATCGGCCATCGGCGAAGAACTCCGTCGCTGCGCAGTCGAGCGCCAGGAAGACGTCCTCGCCCGGCCGGTAGCCGGCCGCCTCGATGGCCCGCACGACGAAGGCAAGCGCCTCGTCGGCCGATCCGAGATTCGGCGCGAAACCGCCCTCGTCGCCGACATTGGTGTTGTGGCCGGCGTCCTTCAGGGCCTTCTTCAATGTGTGAAAGATTTCCGCGCCGGCGCGCAGCGCCTCGGCGAAGTTCTCCGCCCCGACCGGCATGACCATGAATTCCTGGAAGTCGATGGGGTTATCGGCGTGCGCGCCGCCGTTGACGATGTTCATCATCGGCACGGGCAGGAGCCGGGCGCCGGCGCCGCCGACATAGCGGAACAGCGGCAGCGCGCTCGCATCCGCGGCCGCCTTGGCCACCGCCAGCGAGACACCGAGGATCGCGTTGGCGCCGAGCCGGCCCTTGTTCTCCGTTCCGTCGAGCGCAATCAGCGTCTCGTCGATCTGGACCTGGTTCTCGGCGTCCATCCCGCCGATCGCCTCGAACACCTCCCCGTTCACCGCTTCCAGGGCCTTCTGCACACCCTTCCCGAGATATCGGCCCTTGTCGCCGTCGCGGAGCTCGACGGCCTCGTGCGCCCCGGTCGAGGCTCCGGAAGGCACCGCCGCCCGGCCGGAGGAGCCGTCCTCCAGCGTAACCTCAACCTCCACCGTCGGATTCCCGCGGCTGTCCAGGATTTCGCGGCCGATAATGTCGATGATGGCGGTCAT